GGTAGAAAGATAGCTGAATCTTCTGCTAGAGTTATGGATACTTTAGGAAGAGAAGCAGCTACACTTGCTGAAACTGTTCAACAACTACAACCTTTTGTAGATGATCCTAGAGCAATGGATCTTATTATTGATAAGATGCTATTTTTAATGGATGAATATGCTTTAAATAAGTATGTGTCTGGTTGGAGTTTGAGAAATAAGAACTGGTTTGATGCTATACCTGACGATAAGCCTATACAAGAAGTTGTAGAAACTTTATCTAGTGAGTTTAAACAGGCTGAGAATGCTATTCATGCTAAGAATCTGAAGTTTACTGAAGAGCTAAAACGATTAGCTGATGAGAATCCTCTAGCTATGCGTCCTTTAGTTGATGCATTTGCTCATACAGATGGAGATGTAGATAGTTTAGCTAAGTTAATGACATGGGCTTCTGAACAAGTAACACCTACGGGTATGCTTAAGAGTCCAGATCCTCAACAATTAAACCTATTTACTAGATCTGCTTGGGGTGTAATCTATAATAATGTGCTATCTGGTATATCTGCGTTCAGAGCTGGACTTGGTAATACCTCACAACTTATCTTAAAACCTATAACTGGGTTCTTAGGTCATGGTATTTGGGGCTTTGCTGATGACTTTGAAGGTTTCAAACGTACTATGTATTATAACGGTGCCGTTTTTGAAACAAACAAACGAGCACTAGATAATGCATTCACTATGATGAAGAAGGCACATGATGATGCTGGCTTTATGACTAAATCTTATCGTAAAGATTTTGTATTCAAAGAGGATGCAGCTTGGGATATCATGGAAGACATGAGACCAGTATGGGAAGCTGAAGGTAATTGGGGTAGAATATATCAGTATGACATGGCTAAAACTTTGTTAGATATGTCTAAGATGAAAGCTTTACGATATGGTATGACTGGAATGGTCTTTACTGATGTATTCAGTCAGACACATCTAGCTCATTATCTATCTAGAGTAAGAGCTTATGATGATGTATTCAATGAATTTGGTTTTGCAGATTGGACAAAGATTCATAAAGCTGAAAAGATTCATTATGATGCAATGTTTGATAAAGATGGATTAATTACTGATCAAGCATTAAAATCTATACAAGGTGAATTAGCACTAAACTTAGATGATAAATTAGCTAACTGGATTAACCAAGGTACTACAGCATATCCTGTAAGTAAGTTCCTACTTATGTTCCCTAGAACTGGTAGTAACTATGTAAGAAATGCGTTGTCATGGACTCCTATGAGTCTAATACCGGGTATTAATAAGTATAGTAAGACTATCTGGGCTAGAACTGATGATGATATAGCTAGAGCATTAGCAGAGCATGGCATAGACATGGCTACCACTCCTAATGCAAAAGTAATATTCCAGAACCTAAGAGCTGAGTATACTGGTAGATTAGCTTTCAGTAGTATTCTAACCAAATCGTTATGGGACTATTCTATGGCTGGCAACATCAGAGGTAATGGTCATTATAATAAATCAAGAAGAGCTAAAGAAAGAGATCAATTAGGATATATACCTAAGACTATTAATATAGGTGGTAGGTGGATATCTTATAAAGGTATAGTAGGTGTAGATCCAGTATTAAGTATACTTGGAGATCTTGCATATTACGCTAGAGATCTTGATCAAGCATTCGCTGAAGACGCTATGGCAAAGGTCATGTGGACTCTTTCAGCTACATTCCTTAATGAAACACCTTTAACCAGTTTAGAGCCTCTTATAGCCCTTCAGGCAGGTAACTTATCTAGATTCAATGCTATCGCTGCCAACGCAGCTAGAGCTATAATACCTCAATCAGGTGCTTTAGGTGTAATGAGTAATGCTATTACTTCTACACAAAAGGATATCAGTTCTAGTATAATTAAATATATGCAGAATAAGATACCTATAGCTTCTAGTTTCTTACCAGAGCAAATAGATATCTGGACTGGTACACCTCTTAATGATATTGATAATCCAGTACTTAGAATATTGAATTCATTAAGTCCTGTTAAAATTAGTGGTACTCAAGAGCCGTGGAGACAGTGGTTAATAACTACTGGTTGGGATGGTCTTGGTAGACTAAAGATGGATTCTAGTGGATCATATGAGTACTCTGAAGTTGAAAGAGAATTCATCTACAAACGTATAGGTGAAATGGAACTTTGGAAACAGTTAATTCCTTTAATGGAAGACAAGAAGTTAAACAAACAACTTGGATTATTACGTTCTCATAGAGTACAAGGTGGTGATTTAGATAATGATAAGATCAAACTAAAGACACAAAAGTTACCTATATTTACAAAGATAGATAAAATAATCAAGGATGCTCAAATTATAGCTGAAGCTGATTTCTTAAGAAACAGGAAGGATATTCAGAATACTATTGAAGCTCAAAAAGCAGTAGATGCAAATATGGGCAGAGGTAATGTTCAAGAAGCATCAGACTTACAGAAAAAAGAATTAGAAACCAGAAAACTTTTACAGATGGCTAAATAACAAGCACTATGGCTGTTACACAAAATTCATACACAGGTAATAATAGTAAAAGAGAATACGATTTTACATTCCCTTACCTTAAGCAGACAGAAATTAAAGCTACCTTAGACGGTACTGCCACTACAGCTTTCAGCCACCCCTCTGCTACATCAATACAATTTAATACTGCTCCGGGTACAGGAGTCAAAATCAAAATATTTAGAGAGACAGATTCAGACAGCCTACCAGCCACCTTTTATGCAGGTTCAGCTCTTAAATCTGAGGATTTGAACGATAACTTCACCCAGAATTTATATGCTACTCAAGAAGTTACCGAAAGATACTTAAGTAATCTTGGTGGTACTATGACAGGAGACCTCAATTTAGCAGAGGATGTCGTAGTTAGATTCGAAGGAGCATCAGATAATGCACATGAGACAACATTAACAGTAGCTGATCCTACTGCTGATAGAACTATTACTCTACCTAACGTAACAGGTACAGTAGTAACTACAGGAGATACAGGAACAGTTGCTACAGGAATGATAGCTAATGATGCTATTAACGGAACTAAGATAGCAGACGATGCTGTAGATTCAGAACATATTGCAGCTGATTCTTTAGATACAGAACATTATGCTCCAGCTTCTATAGATACTACAGCTCTTGGTACTGATTCAGTAACAACAGCTAAAATAACTGCTCTTAATGTTACAACTGCTAAAATAGCTAATCTAGCTGTCGGTACAAACCAGATAGCTGGAGATGCTATTAATGGAGGTAAGATTGCTGATGATTCTATTGATAGTGAGCACTACGTTGATGGAAGTATAGATACTGCACATATTGGTGATGATCAAGTTACAGCTGCTAAACTAGCTAATACTTCTGTTACAGCTGGTACTTATAGTGCTACTGATTTAACAGTTGATGCTCAAGGTAGAATTACTGCAGCTTCAAGCGGTACTATAGCTAGATCTGAAATAGCAGCCGATGCTATTGATGGTACAAAATTAGCTGATAATGCTGTTAATTCTGAACACTATACAGACGGTAGCATAGATCATGTCCATCTTGCTAATGATATTATAGATGGAGATAATATACAAGATGATGTAGTTAACTCAGAACACATAGCAGCAGGTGCTTTAGATAATGAACACTATGCAGCTGGTTCTATAACTGCAGATAAATTGAATGCAGCAACTGTTGTAACAAATAGTGAGCAAGCATCTGCTAGTGCTAATGATACTTCATTCTTTACTACATCAGCATCAGATGCTAGATACTTTAATGTAAGTACTGGTGACACAATTAAGGATGGTCAAACATTCCCTGATAATGACACAACAATAGCTACAACTGCTGCTATCAATGACAGGATTATTGATCTTGTTGACGATGTAGGTGGTTTTGTACCGATAGCAAATGAAACATCTTTTCCCGCTGCTAATCCTGACGTTAATAATGGGGCAGGTACTCTTGTTAGTATCAAGGCTCTTTCCAGCAACTTGGTCTCCAATGGGTCTGGAGTGGCAACGATTAGTAATGGTGCAGGGTCTGGTAATACAGTAACTATTACAGGTCTAGCTAATAGCACAACATATGCTGCTAATTTTGGTCTTATTGTTGAAACAACTTCAACTCTACATACTTATGCTTTCCATAGACAAGTTCCTATAGCAACAGAAGTATCAACAGTAGCTGGAAGTATTTCAAATGTAAATACAGTAGCTGGTTCTATTAGTAATGTTAATTCTGTAGCTGGAAATGCTACTAATATTAATGCTGTTGCAGGTAATAATTCTAATATTACATCCGTAGCTGGTAACTCATCTAATATTAACTCAGCTGTAAGCAATGCGTCTAACATCAACTCAGCTGTAAGTAATGCATCAAATATTAATACAGTAGCTGGTGCAAATAGTAATATAACTGCAGTTGCTGGATCTATATCTAATGTAAATACAGTAGCTACTAATATCTCTAATGTTAATGATTTCTCTGATAAGTACCGTGTAGCAAGTTCAGCACCAACATCTAGCTTAGATACAGGTGATCTTTACTTTGATACAAGTTCTAATGAGCTAAGAGTATATAACGGATCAGCATGGCAAGGTGGTGTAACAGCTACTGGTAACTTAGCTGGATTAGGAGCTAATACGTTTACTGGTACTCAGAGTCTTGGAGATAATCTAAAGGTTCAGTTTGGTGCAGGGAATGATCTCCAAATCTTCCATGATGGAAGCAATTCTAAGATTACTAATGCTACAGGTAATTTCATAATTGAAGCATCTGCTAGTGGAGTTATTGCGTTAAAACCTCATACAAATGAAAACGGTATAATTACTAGAGCTAACGGAGCTAGTGAACTCTATTACGACAGCAGTAAGAAGCTTGAGACAACCAGTACTGGTATTAGTGTTACTTCTAATATAAATTTACCTGATAGCGGTAGAATTTATATAGGTGATGATAATGACCTAGAAATAAGACATAGCGGATCTGAAGGGGTAATTATTAATACTTCAAGTTGGTTAAAGATATTTACCGATAGCCTTAGAATTAAAGATAAAGATGATGGCGATAATCATATTGTTGCTAACCATGACGGCTCAGTAGAACTCTATTACGACGGTAGTAAGACTTTCCAAACTACAAGTTATGGCGCTGAGGTTATAGGTACTTTTCGTTGTGATGCGTTAAGTTTACTAGATAATGAAAAAATACAATTAGGTTCTTCTGGAAGTGATCTAGAGATCTACCATAGTGGACCGGATTCATACATCGACAATAATACTGGTAAATTATATAACTTGGCGAGTGATTGGCGAGTAAATAATGCAGCTAATACTGAGCAAATGATTCTTGCTCAGGAAAACGCAGGGGTAATGCTCTTTTACGACAACGTTAAAATGCTTGAGACTTACTCCAATGGAGTCAAGTTAAATCAAGGTTCAAACTCTCATTTATGGTTAAGTGATGATTCACATTTAATACTTGGAACAGGAAGTGATCTTCGAGTCCATCATAATGGTAGCCATAGTTTCATTCAAAACTATACTGGTCATCTTCATATTTTAAATAATGTTGATGATGATGACGGTGGGAATATTATTATACAGGCTAAAAATGGTGAAAATAGTATTGTTTGTAATGATGACGGAGCCGTAGAGCTATACGAAAATGGCTTTAAATCTTTTGAGACATATACTCATGGTATAACCGTTTATGGGCCAGAGGGCGGAAATGCAGTTCTTAATTTATTTGCTGACGAAGGTGATGACGATGCTGATAAATGGCACTTTCTTGCAG